ATGGCGAACACGCTTCTGAACATCGAGACGATGCTCGGTTCCTTGTCGCGCCTTGGAGCGACTGCGCCGGTAAGGATTGGTTCGGTAACCCTCACGGGCATGGAAGTACCAAGCGGCGTCACGTTCGGCGGCCAGCAGCAAATCACCATCCATCGCCTGCCTGGTGGCGACCGGGTGATCGATCTGGGCGGCAATGACCCCAACCGGATCGAGATGGAAGGTATCTTCCTCGGCCCTTCTGCCCAGACGCGCGCAGAGTCCTTGGCGAGGATACGGCGTGCAGGGCAGCCAGTGAGGCTCCAGGCCGCCGGCATGTCCATTCAGGTTTATGTGCAGGCCTATCGCTACACCTACGAGGCAAAAGGCGCGATCTGCCGCTACTTCCTCGTGCTCGAGCTTCCCGGTGAGTCGGCGAACACGAATACCGTTTCCACCTCCGCACTTTCGCATCTGATTGGAGACGATGCCACGAGTGCCTTGTCCTCCATCACCAGCACAGTCAGCACGATCTCCCAGAGCGTCTCAAACTTCGCCGGGCAGGTGCAGACAGTCGTCGGGCAAGTTGCCCCTATCGCCAATCTGATCGGCGCTGGTGGCGCGCTGGCTCAGGTGTCTGACAAGCTGCAAATCGTACAAGGCGCGGCCACGGCCGGAACGAACCTGTCAGCCTTGCCGAGTGCTGCCTCATCCGTGATCGGAGGGCTGCAATCTGCTGGCGGCGGCCTGGTGGATCTGGTCACGCAGACTGGACAGAACCTTGAGGGGATTACCCTCAACAATTCAGCCTCACTCACGGACCTTTCGCAGAACGCCCAGCTTGCCAGCACGGCTGTTGATGCGGGCGGCGCTGTCAACCGGGCTGCGATCAACGCCGCGACCGCAACAAATGCGGCCATTCCCTCTCCCACCGTTCATGGCTGATCGGGCGCATTATGCAGACAATCCAGGTCACGGCGGCAGATGTGTCGCTCTACCATGTGGCGGCCAGCCGGCTGAATGATGCCACGCAATGGTGGCGCATCGCCCAGCTGAACGGGATGACTGATCCCGACCTTACATGGCTCCCCTCCCCCGTCTTCCTGCAGATCCCCAATATCGACCCGACGCAGAATAGCGGCGTGCCGGGGCTTGCTTCATGAGCGAGACGATTACCGTTTCTGCAGGGCGCAGGATGGCCCGCAAGCTCAGGGCCCAAATTTTGGTCAATGGCCGTGCCGTCCCCGAAACTCGCCTCGAGCGGTTCGCACTTTCACGAACACGGTACAGCCGGGCCGACACGGCAGAAATCAACCTTGCGGTTGATCGTGCGGCGCTTGCGAAGATCACCGGCAATTACTGGTTTGATCAGGCAGTCACATCCGGCACTGCGACGGCCGATACCGATGTGCAAATCCAGATGCGGGACGAGGCCATGGCCGGCGCGCAATGGGTGACGGTTTTCCAGGGCCTCATGGATCACGTCGAGTGGACCCCGACCGGCACCGCCCTCGTTGTCGAGTGCCGGGACTATCTCGCCAAACTGCTCGACCTGCGCGTGCAGGATGCGTGGCTCAACAAGACCGGCGCCGATCTCATGACGACGCTGATCTCGGCTGCTGGCCTCACGCCTCAGGTCTCCTTTCCCGCCAGCATGACCGGTCAATACTGGCAGATCGAACACAAGCGTCTGTCACACAGCGCGCATGGCCGCTTTCAGACGGCGTTTGATCTGGCCCGGTATATCGCCAATTCGGCGGGGTGCGACCTGTATGCTTCAGGCAAGACAATCATCTGCAAGCCCTATCCGACCAGCAATGACGGTTCGGCGACGACACACACGCTGAAATATCAGGATTCCGGGCCGGACAAGGCAATCGTCTCCAACGCCCTGTCATTGAGCTTCAAGCGTGACTACCAGATCGCCAAGGGCGTGGTCGTGCATGTCATGTCGTGGGACAGCCGGCAGAGGGCCAAGTTCGAGTATTACTGGTCAGCGGAAGGCGGGTCGCCGAAGAAAGCTGCGAACGCTGGCACGCTGCACTCCTTCAAGGTGCCGGGCCGCTCGATGCAGGACGTGCAGAACACGGCCAAGCAGAAATACGATGAGATCGTGGCTCACGGGCGCGAAGTCCATATGACGATCCCTGGGCGCATTTCGCTTCAGCCGCGTGATTCCTTCACCCTGACCGGTACCAACTCGACATGGGATGGCCAGAGCTACACGGTTGACGCTGTTTCGAGCACGTTCTCATGGGAGGGCGGCTTTGAGTAGGATGTGACGCTTCGAAATCGCGATGTGACACAGGACGAGGCTGCTGACGATGCATGACGCAAGACAGATCGCCGCTGCTGCGAGTGGCATGATTGCCAAGACCGTGCATGGCATCATTACCTCGCTCGACCCCGTGAACCACGCCGCCAAGGTACTTGTGCAACCGGAGGGGATCGAGCGCGACTGGCTGCCAGTTGCCGCCTCGGCTGCCGGTGATATCCGGATTGCTCGCCTGCCGAATATCGGAGAGCACGTCCTGCTCATCCCAATCGAGGGCGATGCCGAGCATATGCAGATCAACGCCTTTCAATACGATACGGCCGTCACGCCCCCTGTTTCACCGCAGACAGGCAAGCCAGCCCAGGCCGGTGAATTGCTGATCATGGCCGGATGCGGCGCGCCGCCGTCTGGCGCGCAAACAGGTTCAGGATCTCAGGCTGCAGCTGCCGCCGCGCAAAACGCACCCTGGTGGCATATGACGCCGCAAGGCCTCTATTCCGGCGCCGGGCAAACGACCGAAACCATGACGAATGCGGGGCTGGTCTGGCGAATGGGGAGCGTGACGATGACGCTCGGGCCTTCGGGTCTGTCGATCACAGGGGGCACGGTCACATCGGATCGAGACGTGCTGGCCGCCGGCATCAGCGGCAAGTCCCATATCCACACAAACGGCAATAACGGCAGCAATACGGGGGCGCCTGTTGCATGACGGCTATCTCACACTTCTGCGGTGGCGATCTGAACCTTGATACTGCCGGTGGCCTCGCTACGGTCAGCGGCGCGGATCAGACCAGGCAGGCCATCATAAGACGGCTTTGCACCAATGCAGGTGATTACATATGGCAACCGGATCACGGCGCCGGCTTGCCGTCGAAGATCGGCTCGCCAGCCAATCTCGGCGAGATACAGGCGCTTGTTGCTGAACAGATGGCACAGGAACCGGCTGTCGATCAGACCCAGCCAATCAGTGTCACTGATCGATAACCCGAGCGTCGGCGTTTATATCTGCAATATCCAGTATGTGGACCTGGAAACGCAGTCCGTGCAGGCGCTCGACGTCACGAATGAGCTCGTATATGGCCGCATGATATGAGATTTTCCGAAATCATGGCCCTAGCTGGCCAGGAGGCGTCCTTCGGGGCGCCTTTTTTTTGTGGTGCTGTCACGTTGACTGTGGCGTGTTAGACGCGGGTGGTGAAAGCGTCATGCTTGAGCTACAAACGACACCGAGTTCCTCGTGAGCTGATCGCTCATGCGGTATGGCTGTATTTCCGCTTCCCTTTGAGCTTTCGCCTTGTGGAAGAGATGCTTCTCGCGCGGGGCATAGTCGTCTCGTATGAGACGATCCGTCGATGGAGCCTGAAGTTCGGGGCGGCCTATGCCCGCTCCCTGCGTCGCAGGAAGGCCTGGCCTGGTTATCTCTGGCATCTGGACGAAGTGCGAATCGTGATCCGTGGCAAGCCTAACTGGCTCTGGCGATCCGTGGATCAGGACGGGTATGTTCTCGACGAAATCCTGCAGCCCCGTCGGAACACCAAAGCAGCCAAGCGTCTGTTGACCCGGCTTTTGGAACGGCAGGGTTTGCGCCCCAGTCGCATGATCACTGACAAGCTGAAATCCTATGGGGCAGCAAGACGCAAACTTGGTCTCTCGATCCGGCATCTCTCGCATAAAGGCCTGAACAACCGGGCGGAGAACAGTCATCTTCCCTTGCGAAAACGCGAACGCATCATGCAGAAGTTCCGTTCACCGGGCGAGTGTCAGCGTTTCGTCTCTGTCTTTTCAGCCATCCGAAATCTCTTCGTCCCGTCCGCGTCCATTACCACCGCTCTCTCTCGTCACATCAATCGCGTCCGGCCTCTCGCCCAATGGAATAACGTGACCGCTCTGAGCGCCTGAACACTCATTCCCCGGGCGTCGCCTACCTCACATCAGTTAAGGTGACATCACCCGTCCAGGTGCCAGACATCATCCGGTCTTGCTGCCTTGCGACGCAAGGAGCGTGCGTAAGCTGTGCCGAACTTCAGGCTCCATCGATGGATCGTCTCATACGAGACGACAATGCCCTGCTCGAGAAACATCTCTTCCACGAGGCGAAAGCTCAAAGGGAAGCGGAAATACAGCCATACCGCATGAGCGATCAGCTCACGAGGAAATCGGTGTCGTTTGTAGCTCACGCACGACGCTTTCATCACCCGCGTCTAACACGCCACAG